TGAGGGATGCCGACGATTTTGAAAAACTGCTTAGCGTCCGTGGCTATGGTACTCTTGAACATCCTGTCTATGGCAAGCATACGGTTGTGCCTACGGGCGAAATTAGCCGTGCCGACAACGTTCTTTCGGGCCTTAACGAGGCTACGGTTGACGTGACCTTTTCTGAAAGCATAACGGACAAGCCACTGCCGGAAAGCAAAGTGTCTGCCGTTGATGCGCTGGATGAAGCTGCGGCAGAATATGAGAATGCGGCAGAAGCATCTTTTATTGGAATGATTGAGACAGGTAGCGTAGAAGATGAGATGCAGCTGCAAAGCGTTCTTAAGGCGCAGGCGGATTCACTTTTTAAAAATGTTTCTGCCATTGCGGAAAAAATAAACGACTTCAAAGAAAAAAGCGCGGTGCTTCAAAAAATCAACAACCTAAAAAAGAACGTCAACGAATGGACGAGCAAAATTGACAAGCTTAAGGACAACGCGCAAAACATCGCGTCGGTCTTGACGCAGGCGGCGCGTCTTACCGCACAAACGGCAATGGCGACATCGGAAAAAATTTCGGGCTATGCCACTGCCATAACGGATATAATCAACAGCGTAAAAAAAGACATTGCAGGCGCGGCGGGAATAAAAAATCAGTATGCGTCTACCAGCTTAATGGTTGGAGTTCTTGTGGATTCAATGAGCCTGGGTGTTGCCAAGACGGCTGTTGCTGCCGGAACTTCTAACGCTAGTAGTGGCATCTCGGACGGCGGCTTTGAATCGCGGGCTTCCGTTCTTGAAGCGGCCGATTTGATAGCCAAAGAGTTTGACGTGTACAAATGCTACATGGACAGCCAGGTGGGGAAGAACGCATTCGTTGACACAGGCGAGGGGTACGAAGCTTTGCTTGACATGGTAATTTGTGCCATACAGGTGATGCAGACGGTGGCATTTGAGTTGCCGGTGACTAGAATTATCAGGCTGGGACGTGACAGGCAAATTATGGAGCTTCTTTGCGAGCTTTACGGCCAGGAGGGCTTCACGCGCCTTGACCAGTTCATTGTGGACAACAGGTTGACGGCTGACGAGATAGTCTGCATCCCGATGGGAAGGGAGGTGCGCTACTATGCGTAGCTACACCGTGAAAAGCGGGGACACGCTTAACCGCATCTCCGTGCGCTACTACGGAACGCCGCAAAGGTGGACCGAAATTGTAAAGGCAAATCCGCAGCTTGCCGGGCGCAAACTTGTCTATGACGGATCCCCTACAATTTACCCCGGTGATGTTTTAATTATTCCCGATGAGTCAGTTGCGCAAAGTTTTGCACAGGAGCCGGTAAAAGAAACGGTGGTGCTTGATGAAAATGCGCCGACCGATTTTTCCATTATCGTAAACGGAAAGAAATTCACAGGCTTCACAGGCTGCACCCTTGTGCGCTCTGTTTTTGGAGTTGATGCCTTTTCTTTTTCTTCTGTCTGGGACAGCGAGCGGCAGGATTTGCGCAACGCTTTCAGGCCGTTTGCCTATGCGCCTTGCGAGGTCTACTTTTCCAACGAGCTTATTTTTAAGGGGCGCATTTTGACACCGGCACCGGCGGTGCAGCCGGATGCGCAGACGCTTAACGTGCAGGGCTATCCGCTTTGCGGTGTGCTTGTGGATTCGACCTTGCCGCCGTCGCTCTTTCCGGCAGAGTACAGCGGGCTTAACCTTAAGCAGATAGCGGAAACAGTTTGCCAACCTTTCGGAATTAGTGTCACCGTCAAGGGGGACTTGGGTGCGGCATTCGACAAGGTAGAGGCAGAGCTTAAGGACAAGGTTTGGGATTTTTTGGAAAAATTGGCAGAGCAAAGGGGAATGTATATGACTAATTTACCAGACGGCAACCTTTTGATTTATAAACCGGAAACGGAAGCTGTTTCTATGACTTTTGCGCAGGGGGAAGTTCCCTTTGTTTCTTGCGACCCTATTTTTGATGCGCAGAGCATGTACAGCCATATAACCGGCTACACTAAAACGACGAACAAAGCACCGTCTGCAAAATGGACATATGAAAATAAATTATTGATAGACAAGGGCGTTTTGCGCTGCTATGCCGATGTGATAGACGATGCGGTAGAAGGGACGCTTGAAGATTCCGTTAAGGCGATGGCCGGAAGGATGTTTGGCAAGTGCGTTAAGTATAAGTTGACGGTTAGCGGCTACAGGGACAAGGACGGGAAGCTTTACCGCGAGAATATGGCGGTAAGTGTCAAAGCCCCTGGCGCGGAAATATACAAGGACACAAAACTGCTTGTGGATGAAGTGACACTCAGGCGCGACGATTCAAGCGGAATGACCGCGGAATTTTCGCTTGTACTTCCCGGCAGCAGGGATGGCAACTTGCCGGAGGGTTTTCCATGGGAAGAATAGCAAAGTTGATTTCGACAAAAATTGAAGAATTCATAGTCCAGACGGTAGAGGCTTATTTTGGTGCAAACGTTACTGCGGAAACCTTTGCGCCAAGCGGGGATGATTCGCCGCCGCTGGAAAATGACCGCATAGTGCTTGTCCAGGTTGACGGCACTGGCAATTTTGTTGCCGTGGGTGTGCTTTCTAAGTCGCAGGGGGCAAAGCCGGGAGAAAAAATTCTTTATTCGCGCGGTTCAAACGGCGAGGTAAAGGCGGCAATAAAACTTCTTAACGACGGTAAAATTGAGATGGTGAGCCCTGTTGACTTTGAGTTGACAGGAAAAAATATAAAAATAAGCGCGGAAAAGAAGCTCAAGCTTGAAGGGACGGAGAGCCTTAAGCTGTCAAGCCAAAAGACAGAGTTGACAGGAGAGCAGATAGTTTGCAAAGGGGTTGCCCAGCCGGATGGGAGCGGGTGCTTTTGCGCCCAGCCTTACTGCCTTTTTTCCGGCGCACCGCAGACCGGGCAGAATGTGTTTAATGCTTAGGAGGAATTACGATGGGAATGAATGGAGTTGTTCTAGGGGATGCTATAGTTGATTTAATTATGTCACCGGATGCACCGGCACATATGCAGACACGCATCCGCGAACTATGGGAAGGGATTGGGCAGGTAATCGTTAAGCACATCCAGGACAACGCGGTTGTCACTGTGGAAAAGGGAATTGGTGTTGACAACACGGGCACGCAACAGCAGCCTGTATGGGCAACAGTTGAAGAGGGCACAGGAACGGTTAGCTAATTATCACGGAAACGTGATTTTTTTTTGAAGGGCGGTTTTTCCGCTCTTTTTTTTTTAAATTTTTTTTTGAAAAAATTATTGACAAAATCAAAACGGCATGTTAGTATAAAGATGTAGGGCAGGGATCGAGACCTTGCAAGGAGCACCACTATGAAATTTATAGGAAACTGGAAAGCACGGGAAAGCAAGGGGCTTTTAACGTTGGGTGAAATGAGTAAAAAAGAAAATCGCGGCGGGGCTCGGAAAAATGCCGGGCGCAAGCCAAAGCCCAAACAGGGAGATGCAGAACTTTCTGAACTGCTTTCAAAAATCACTCCAGAATTGGAAGATGACAGATAACAGAACAAAGACTTGCAGAATTAAGAGCATAAAGGGGTTAAGAATGGACGGAATAATTGACACTAGGTATACAGTAACGATTGAGACGGAAGGAGGTATCAAGAGGTTCACAACAGATTCTCTTGATAAAGCAAACTTTGAAATTGATAGATATGATACTGACGATAGTTTTCGCCATGCTGTCATAATCGACACAGAAACAGACGAAATCATAAGAGATACATACAACGAATAAATACGGAGGTTTAATTATGGAAAAGACAGGAGTTGCCTTAGAGACAAGGGGCGGAGCCAGAGAGGGAGCCGGAAGAAAGCCAAAGCCTGAAATAGACAAGGCTGTTACGGTTTCCTTTTGCTGCACATCGGAGCAGAAGGAAAGCTTAAAGGAAGCAGTCAAAGCATCGGGCTTGACTCAAAGTGCATATATTACTAACCGTTTATTTTGTGGCGATTACCAAACTTTCATAAAAGGAATCGAATATGGATACAAAAAGGCGGCGGATCAAATTGCAG